CATTTGAGTCTCTTTACGCTTCTTGTAAATATGAGTTCCAGCGTTTAGAGCTAATTTAATAGCACTGAACCACATGTTAGTACCAAGTAGCTTTAACTGGTTTTTTATCAGCTCTCATTCTTCTAGTTCCTTTTACAGTAACTGTCTGAGATTCTGTTATGTTAGGCACATCTTTAGAAATGTTAACGCCACCTGTTTGGTATCCGTCTTTGCCAACACCTAATTCTTTTGTAACTTTAGGTTCTTTGACCATCATTGCGCCTTTTTGCCAATCTTTATCCATAGTTTTCTCCTTAATTGTTAATATACTTAATTTTTCTTAAAGTTTCTACCAAAATCGTGTCTCTTACTTCGATCAGCCATTTGTTGTCTCTCTAAAGCGGCTTCTGAAGACATGATTTGTTTAGTTAGCGAAGTATCAGCTCTTAAATCAGCTAATTCTTCGTTTTGTTCTTGCTTATCTTCGAATTGAGCTTGGTTTTGCATAGCTTTCATAGTGTCTAAGCTAATTCTACCTTTATCATAGTCTTTTTTAGCTTCATCAGCTTTTGCTTTAAGGTCTAATTCTCTAGATTTTAATTTAATTAGAGGATCACTACCTAATTCGTTGATAATTTTTTCTTCTTCAGCCATATAGTCTTTAACCATTTCAGCAATTAAGACAGCTTTTCTTGCATTGATAGTATTTGTTAGCTGCGTTACTTGTTGAACCAGTTGTTGATTCTGTGGTTGTTGTTGTAGCATCTGTTGCATCTGTTGTGCTTGTGCTAATTCTTCTTTAAACTCTAATTGAATTTGTTCTTGAGCCATTAAACTAATTCTTTCCAAGATATTTTTTTGTAATGCACCCATAATCACCGGTGAATTTTGTACCATGTTAGATTGCATAAAGTTTAAGTGCGAATCAATGTGTGCTTTATGGTCTTGACCTGGAAACGCTTGAAAAGGTTTCATACCCATTGCTGCAATCTCTTCAAGTGCAGGATCAATAGGTTGAGGTTGTTGCGGTGGAGGTAATATCGCATTGATGTTTTTAACCCCTACCGCTTCATACATAGATCTATACGCTTGGTACAGATCATGTATCTGAGGATTCGATTGCGCTAATTGTAATTCCATTTGCGCCATAGAAATTCTTTGTGTTTGAGAAAATATATTTGGATCAGCAACAGGAAGTATATCTACTTTCTCATCAAAGTCTGCGACTTTAACATTTCTAGTAGCACCAGGAACATCATAAGGATATTCAGGTGGTAAGTAAGTTTTAAATACTTCTGCTAATAATTTAAATTCTGTTTTAAGACCAACGTATAGTCTTTTGTGGATCGCTGACATTACTCTTGATCCTCTCTCTAATAATGCAACTGTAGTACCGACCGCGGCTTGTTGATTCATATCTCCAACTTGTGCGTCTGCAATACTTGCAAATCTTTGTCCAGCTTGAACAACTACTCCCATTAATTGAAGTAAAGTTTGATCTGGTCCTTTAAATGGTAGTTGCATGAATTGATCTTTGATGTTTCCACCAGGTGCATCTACATCTCTAAATTCACCAGGTTGTAATGGTTGTGCATCATCTCTAATTCTAATTCCTCTAGTTTTAAAACCAGCAGGTAAGTTAGCTAAAGTTCCTGCATCTAATAATTGTCTTAATGCAGAAGTTGCTGTTCTAGTTAAACCACCAATCATGTGGATTAAACCAAAACCATAAAAACCTGTACCTGGTAAAAATTTATATTGTACAAAGTATTTTATTTTTTCTTTAGTTGGATCATCTGGTGTGTAATTTCTTCTAATAGATAAAATCTCATTAGTAGATTCTAAAATAGTTACAATGTAAGGAAGTTTAATTCCAGTTGGCTCACCATCTTGACCCATGTCTTCAAAACCTTCTAAATCTAAATCAACATGCATTTCTAAAATTACAAATTGATCTTGTTGATTTCCATCTTTAGAAATTCCTTCTAATCTTCTTTCAGCATCTTTAACTTGATTTTCTACAACAGGTGGTTGACCTAATTCTATATCTTTATAAAAATTAGAAACTTGTTGTTTTCTAATTTCATTTTCTGACATTCTTAAAACATGAACGATTGCTTCTGCGTCTTCTAATGAGTTTGCAGAATAAGGAACAATTAAATCATCTGCTTGCACAAATTTAGAAACAGCTCTACCTAAAAGGTCGTCATAATAAACTTTCTTAAAGGTAGAACCGGACAGGGGCAAATAGAAAAGCATTTGATCAAATTCAGGTTCATACTCTGGCATTTGATCCATGATTTGATAATTCATAAAATCTCTTACTCGGTGAGCTTGGTCTTGTTTTTGATTTGTAACGTCACCTAAAATTTGTGCACGTACTGGACCATCAGCTGGTAATAATTCTTTGTAAGCTTGCGCTTGAAATTGTGTAACCGCTTCAGCAAGTACAGGGTGATTAACACCCGATGCACCTCTGAAAGGTTCTGTTCGTCTTTCGTATTTAAATCCTAAAAGATTTAAACCTTCTCTGTAAGTGTCTTCCCAATCACCTCTAGATTCTTTGTATTCTGTATATTTGTCAAAAAGATTTGTACCAAGTTCTGCCAGGTACTGATCATCCATCACTTCTGCTAAGTTTGAAAAATGCTCGTCGCTTTGTAAAGGTCCTGGTGCGTTAGGATCAAAATTTACCTCTGCTCCTCCGTCTTCATCCATAGTAACATTGACATCTTCTGTTTCTTTCACTTCTTCATTATTTGGAAGAAGAACTTCTTTTTCTTGAAAAATTTCGTCTTTAACTATTTCGTTGGGTAATGCGTCGTCGATTTTTGCCATATCTCTTTCCTGTTAATTAAATCACACCTTCATAATCTGAATTTGTAACTATATCTAATATTCCTGCATTTGGCAATCTCTTATTTCTCAAGTTTTTTCTTTCTTCCTCTTCTTTAGCTCTTTCTTTAGCAACACGCTCTTTAACCATTTCAGTATCAACAGCTTCTACTCCTTTTAAAGGTGGAGTATAAAAATCAGTATCCATCATAGAAAAATCTTCGGCAATCTGTTCATTCTTAGTCGCTTGTCTTTCTACTGGAGTCATTTTTAATAAGTCTTGAGCTTCTGCAACTCTTCCTTCTAAAAAGAAAGGATAAGCCAACATCTCAGCTGCTGTTTTACCTTCACTATGCATGTTTTTCATTTCCCACGCGGTTAAAGGAACTGCCACTACACCTGCAGTTTTTCCAAGAAACTTAACTGCATTCTTAACTACACCGGCAGCTTGTGCTAGTTTACCTGATCCTAATTGCATATTACTATAATCAACTTTACCAAGATCTTTTAAAGCAGTCATGGCTTTATTAGTAATAGTTGATAAAGACATATTACTATTTTTAGAAATCATAGTTAAAATTTCATCCATAGGAATTCCTGAATTTAATCTGTTAACTATAAAGCCGGGTCGCACTTTTAAAGTGCTTTCTAATTTTTGAACTTTTTTAAAATCATCTAAAATTTGATTAGATACTTTTCTTGATTGTTTTTTATTCATCTCAATATTTTTCATTGAGGATTCTCTTTGAAAATCTAACAAAGCTTTATTAGTTCCTTCATCAAATAATTTAGCTGCTTCTATTTTATTAATTCTACTTAAGTTGTTTTTAGCAGTTATAGCTTCTGCGGTTTTAGGAGAATATTTATCAATCTCTGTTATCTTAATTTTTTTACCTTCTTGTTTTTCAAGAGCATTTTTATAAACATATTTTGCTCTCATAACCTGAGGATTATTTCCTCCATATGCTGTACCAAAAGTAGTTACGTCTTTTGCTGTCATACCAGGTTTCATAAAACCACCGGGATCCGCTAGACCGGCACTACTTGTTTTACCAAAAACAAAACCGGTACCATCGATTTGTCTTACCGTAAAAGTTTTAAACCCTTTAGTTAATGAAGAATATTTCATTCCTTTCTGGTTTAATCTTTCTACTTCAGCGGCGTCTCCAGCCAGTATTGCAGCATCTCTTTTTCTAGTAATGTTGTTTAAAACATTATCGTAGTTTTCTAAAACTTGATTTATTTTTGTGGGTGTGTATCTTTTAGTTTCAGGAGTTACATCTTCTGCATAAATAGAACCTGTGTGACCTCCAACTGTTTTTATATCTCCTTTAGTAGCTTGTTCAAAAGGATAAGAACTTCTTTTTTTAAGAGCTTTACTTCTTTTTTTATCTGTAGCTATTTGTTCTTTTGTTTTTTTCTTTTTAAATCTGTCTCTTTCTTCTAAAGTTACTTCTCCTACTTTTTCTTTTACTGTTGGTGTTTTTCTTAATTCTTTTACTTTTTTAATTCCATCGGCTGGACTTTTTACTGCTACTTTAAGATCTTTATTATCTCTTTGAATAGTTACATAATAAGTTTTTTTACCTGTCTTAGAAGTTTGTTCATAAACTCCGCTATACTTTGGATTATCTGTTCCTAAATGTTTATTAGTTACTTTGTCTTGAACTTTTAATTCTTGCCAATCTCTTTTTTTAACTCCTGTAAACTGAGAATTCTCTTCCATAATTTGAGCAACTCTTTGCATAGGAATTCCAACAAGTCTACTTCCTTTCCCCATTCTTACCGAAGGTATTTTTGCTTTTTTAACTAACTCTTGTAAATTTTCTGCTTTTAAAGTTAGAGGATTCTGTTTAGCTAACCATTTTTTAAAAGCTTTAATACTGGGTACATCTTTTTGATTTTTTCCTTTCCCCATTCCTTTAAGTTCTGCTTTATTAACTTTGTTTCTTTCATCGGGTTTCATTGCTAAATATTGATCTAAAGTTTTTCCTGAAGCAGCTAAATAATTTTTAAGATTAGTCAATTTAGTTTTATCCCAACCAATCATTGTTATAGTTCTTTTAGGTTGTTTTTTTACTAACTCTTTATATAATTTTTGTAATTCGGGATCTCCACCTTTATACATCGCAACTCTGCCGCCCTTATCATAACCCTGTCTCATCGCTTCACGCACCGCTTCACCAAACTCATAGCCTTCTTCATCCATAAGTTGAATTACTTTTTCGCTTAACTCTGATTTTAAAACATAATGTTTGTAATCATCCATGGGCGAACCGCCGTCCGCGAATTTAAAAACTATTTCGCCTCTAGTATTTTTACCGTCCGATGTAATTCTAAATTTTTTATTGGTATCTTCGTTACCATATTGAACAGTACCTTTAACACCGTCTTTTCCTTTTTCTATATACGCTGCACGGTCCTCGGCTCCATAACCACCAACAATTCTTGGCGAACCGTCGGGATCAACAAGAGGATCAATAAAAAAAGTTCCAGGTTTATCACCTTTAATCTTTTTTACTGTTTTACCTAAGTTGTTAATGATATCTGTAAATAAAGTTTCAGACACTAGCGTCTCCGTAGACTAACTAACCCGCCGTCGAAATAACTTCTTACTCTTCTTATTCTTCCACCTTTAGCCCAATCCGTTCTTCCTTTACCAGTTTTATTACTTACCGGACCGCCGGTTGTTGCATTAGTACCAAACCCTTGTCCTGAATCATAAGATTGCTTACCATCACTACCTAGTCCATAATTATTTGGTCCGTGTTTATTAGGATCATATTGTCTTTTTGATTCTGCTCTAGATTTAGCTGCTGCTTTTTCTATTGCTGCTTGTTTCTTTTTTTCTACTTCAAAATCAAATATGTCTTGTGATTTTTTCTTAGTTTTTCCAAACATATATTTGTTCATATTAACATTTACTAGATTACTAAATAAATTTTTTACACCTAGACTTTCATCTGTTATTTCTCCTGTATATTGTCCTGTTTCTGCTATTTCAGAAATTACTGCATCTATCTGTGCTTGAGTTAATCCTTTGTCTTTTAATGATCCACTTATAGTGTCTGTTCTTCTATCCCACGCATTATTTTCTTTGGTTGGATCCATTTGAGATGCATTATATCCAGCCATGATTCCTTCTGGTGTATTATATTTACCATCTGGTCCTACTGCTAATCTACCAATGTCATCAGTATAAATACCGGATCCTCTTAATTGATTTTCCATAATACCTCTTTGGTTTACGGGTAGTAAATTTCCTATAAAGTTCCCAACGGTTTTAAGTGCGTTTACACCTGGGATCATATTGATACCTTTATCCAGTATTTTTGCTAATCCTGTAGGAGATGGTTTATTATAATAATCGGCGCCTTTATAGTTAGGATCCACTTCCATCATTTTCATATTCTGTGTAGCAGACAAATTAGGATCATAGCCGCCGATATGTTGTCTATATTCGTAGTTAGGTTGGTAACTAGTGTTTACATTAGTATTGGGAGAGTATGGATTATAACCGTCTCCACCTCCGCTGGTTTGATATTGATTTATATTTGATCCAATAATTCCTTGATTAGCGGGTGTTGTAGTTTGAGTTTGAGCTGTAGTTCCGGTAGTTCCTGTGGAACTTCCACCAAACATATCTAAATATTGTTGTAAAGTATATTGACCTTGTAAAGTCGGGTTCTGATTATAGATACTTGTTAAATTATTTACATCCATCTTAATAATATTCTCTTACTGGCGTTGGTATGAAATTCTGTTTTTCGTCTTCTGGGTGGGTTATAAACCCTCCTTGTCTAAATCGCATAACCGCCTGTGTTGTACTGTCCACCAAATCATCATGATCTCCATAAGGAAATGATGCACACTCTTCAATTACCTCTTCTGCGAATTTAAAATCCGGCGCCCAAACTTGTCCCGATTCAAAGATCGGAGATACGGCGTTAACTCTAGCATGTTTGTCGTTTCCTTTGCTAGGAGTGTAATTTATAACAGGTATCCCCATTTTTCGCAACTCATATGTTAAAGGCAAACCTGATGCCTTAGACT